ACGCGCCGAACCGAACGACGTGTTCGGGCACCTGCGCAGCCTTACACAGGTGAAGATGCCGGACGGGACCGAGGTGTTTTTCCGCTTCTGGGATGGGCGGCATATCTACCCGATTCTGAAGGGGCTTGGGAAGAAGGCTGGGGAAGTAATGCCGGTGTTTGAGCGGTATCTGATTAATGGGCAGACGCTGGAGGTTGGGACGCAGGTGTTGCCGAAGGTGAAGGATTGGCCGTGGTGGGAGGTGCCGAAGGACTTGCTGGATGGCTTAGCCAAGGAGAGCCCGACGACACTAATCAGCAACCTGATGCAGTGGCTGGAAGAAGATCGCCCGGATATTTACAACGCTTGGCTGAGAACAACCTGAAGCTGAAAGTCAGCCGTTTCGTGTGCCGCCCGGATGCGCCGAAAAACCTTAAAGAAGCACTGTTAAACCACCTGATTCTGGAGCAAGGCTGATGGATCGCCTTGCCACTATCGAAACTAAATTGGACTCCTTCAAAAACAACCTCAAGCTGTACCGCGAGGAAACCAAGAGCTGGTACGCACAGCTTGCTGACAAAGCTAGCCGAGCAGCTGACATGCCCGCCCTGCTTGGTATGGAGCGCGTGATCAAGGCCGGTGACTCCAGCAAGTCTGTCAGCATGAATGATGGAGATTTTTCATACGTCGCCAAGTGCCCGCTTGTAGGGCCGCTGCTGATTGAGAGCAAATTCGAAACGGTTTTCGACATTCCCATCGGCGATATCAAGGTCGATATCATTGCCGTGGATGGAGGCGCCACGTCGACGATTACCTTGGATAAACAGGGTAAAGGCAGTTTTCAGGGACTGCCTGGAAAATCCTACAAGATCCACGTCCACGATCAGGTGCCGCCTGCGCAGATCGACACTCTGTTCAAATCCTAGCGCCCTGATGACGCCTCGAAACAATCGAAGAATCCTGACGACAAAAGTGCGGCGCCGGCCCAAGACACTTGCACCAACGGCTGTCCGGTCTCGATGGTTACGGGCGAAGAATTGCTGACTCTTACCGATGGTCAACTCGATGGTCTGCTGCCGTTTGTGTGGACGCGCCTCTATCGCACCAGTGCGGTCGAGATCGACAGCCGCCTTGGGTTTGGTTGGAGTCACGCTCTTTCGCATCGACTGGATCAGGATGATGAAGGCGTCCTGTGGACAGATAACGAAAACCTAACCACTCGTTTTCCCATGCCGACGCAACAACGCCCCACCATTATCAACAGCCTGTCGAAAGCGGCCATCTACCTGGGATCGCCACCAGGCGAACTCATCCTGACGCAGGCCGGGCAAAATGCGCGCTTTTATCAATTCCGTGCGGGCCGCTTGATCACCATCAGTGACGCGTACGACAACCAGTTACAGCTGAGTTACGACTTCGCTGCCCGCATCCAGCGCATCGACAACAATGCCGGACGCTCCCTTTTAGTCCGCTACGAAGACCGTCATATCGTTGCCGTGGATTATCAGCAGCGTCGTGCTGAGTACACGGATCAGGGTCAACGACAGGATAGCTGCCACTAATGACGGGCAGCTACCGGCCAGAAGCGGACATTCACAATGCGGTCGCTACCGGCCAATCACGAACAGTCACCGGCGCACAACCAGTACTGAGGAAACGAGCTTGGCTCTCCTCTAATACAATCAGACTTATGCCATTTACTTCGACAATTTGCTTGGCCGAGTGATATTCCCTTGCACAACAATAGTGATCACCGATACGTCGGCGGGTGGCTGGGACTTTAGAATTGCGATGCCTTCTCCGGCAGGCCATGGAGCGGCAGTTTTTGTTCTGCAGTCGAGCACGCAGAGCACAGCAACACGTTTCTCCTTGGATACTGCATAACTTGCGGTTTGCTCAACATAGGCTTGGCAGTCCTCTATCACCTTGACTCCAGCTGGTAGGGACTTTAACTCGATAACGATACCGCGATAGCTGAGATCTGTGATCCCGCCTGAAGCTTTGGGATGTTCGTCAAGATCAGAGCCAATTTGAGGGTTGCGCCGAAGCTCCTTGCGAATCGCATCCTGAAACTGCGCCTCTGACCAAACACCATCGAATTCAGCGTCCTGGATGGCACGCCCCGCCACACCTCCTAAAACCTTGAGCACCTCAAGCACATCACTAAGTTCGATGCTGTTTACTAGACCATTTCGACGCAGAAAGTCCCGAATGCTCAGAATTTTCTCGTCAACTTTCGGATAGCCAGTGATGGGATTTGACCGGATATCAAGACCTTCGATGAGAAGCGTTCGGTGCCCTACGATAGCTACTGGCTGCTCTGAACTAACTGGCTCGAATGCAGCTGAGTACTTGAACTCGTAGGGCCGTGCATTCATCCCTTGCGCAAGCTGCAGGGCAGCGCGCCCCCGCTGGAAAAGTGTGTACGGTGGTTCGCCCGCAGGTTTGTCGAACACGAACTCTGAGAGGTCGTAGCTGGTACGCAGCTCCGTTGAAATAGGGGACAGTCTCAGCGTTAGTGCAGATTCGGGCCAGCGTGATACACGTACTTCTATTTCAAGGTCATGAAGCACTAATGGTGTCAGGTGGTGAATACTTCCAGCGGCCTGCCCATCAATTTGGAACTTAAGGAAAGCCACCGACAGCTCCGTGGGGAGAGGAGGACGCGTTTGCTCGTCAACGAACTGGGGCATGCTCCGAGCCCCTTTGGAAAAAGCGCCCACAGGCAAAGGTACCAAGGCGATTGCTGCACAGAGGTCTTCGAAATCGGAAAGTGACCCTACACGCGGGAGAGACTCAGCGGCTTTAACGAGCGATTGAGCAGCGGCTTGCTCGCCATATTCATTCTGCCACATGCGATATCGCTCGAAGGCGCTTCGTAAAAAACGCTCCACTCCGTCACTGGCAGCGAGCACACCTTCCCTCCATTCAGCAAGACTGGCGACAAGCCGCAGTAGGCCAGCCAAGGCGCTGTAGGTAGTTCCGTTTATCGCTCGTCCATACCGAAGTGAAGCTTCGTCCAGCTCTGCACTGATAGCTCTGAGAACCTCTGGCTCGACTGTCTTTCCAGCCCCCAACGACCTCAGTACTTCAACTGCCCGAATCCGGCTGTAGAAAGCTTGGGAGAGAATTACGTCTGCTTGCATATTGTTTTTCATCCTCCTTGAGGGTTTCTTCAAGTTGAAGCCATTCCATTTGCAGGGCTTCCTGGCGGGGGGGATCATTTGCAGCGACTGCAGCCTCAAATTGCACGGCAATCACATGAAGTCTCCGATGCCACTTGAGGCGTCTTTCCGGCGCCGTATCTGGAACAGCCTCCCAAGAGGCTTGCATTGCCGCAACAGCTTGGGGCCAAGCACCAACGCGCGACAGCAGCTCCACTACTGCCCCAACGAGCATAAAGCGTCCAGCTCGTCGCTCAATCAATTCGACTAAGTCGTCCGCCCGCTGCAGAGCTACCGCTTCTGGAATTAGATGCACGAGGCTGCTGGCTTCCTCTTCACCGTGCTCGCTCAGTTCTAGATCATCGAGCGTGTGAATCACTAAGTCAGCAAAGTTTGAGGAAGCAGCGAGCGCTTTCCCCATTCGTGAGAGGTCACGGACGTGAAGATTGGCAGGTGCTGTCATCAAGAACTTGATGAAGAGACTGCCAAGACCGTACTGAAGCTGTTCAGAGGATGCGAACCGAGATACGTGTAAGCGAATGCACCGTATCAGAAAGTTGTGCTCATCCTTTTTGCCATTGTAGTAGGGGATGAGCTGCAACAGAGCCTCCCCAGCACGTCGTTCTAGATGCTCTGGTAGATCGATGCTGGAAAGAGCGCTTACGGCCGCCTTGTGTACCATTACATACGGATCCAGCAACAATAGTACAAACGCTTCTAGTACAAGCTCAGGGAGATCGGAAATACGAGCTTTGCCTAGTTCTCCTAAAGCTTCACCTGCAGCCGCACGTTTACGAACTGAGACTCCGACCAGCGATGAATAGAGGGGAGGTAGAACAACATTTAGTGTGGAGGGGCTATCGATTAGGCATGGAGTGGCTTTGATAATTGTGGAGCTCAGTCCATCGCTTTGTTCATCGATACTGTTGAGAAATTCTACGTAAGACATAACGAGCCGTTCACTTCCCTTCGCGGCTCTGGCAGCTATCAGCGCACATAAGTCGCGGAGTTGGTAGAAGGTGGTTACTGAGTTCTGGGCCTCAAGGTACTCGTTGAAGTTGGCTGCTGGCGTGGCGTTTCGCTCCGCTTCAAAAGCCTCAATGCGAGCATCTAAAACAGCCGCTGTGCCGAGTAAAGCATCAATGTTCTGCTTTCCAGCTGCGACGATTTCATCTGGCTCGTTTCTGAACACTTGAACAACGAGGCGCAGAACCTTTTGATTTGTAGACGTTCCTGCGAGCTTAAGAAGCCGCCTCAGCACCACCACATACGCGGCAACGTCAGAGGACGTCATTGCACCTCTATAGTCCTCAACGAGTCGTATTGAGTGCCGCGAAAGCTCTTCATATATCTGGGTTAAGCGCTCCTCGCCTTCAGAAGATGCGCTATCGAAAAACTCAGAGATTAATGCATCGGTATTTTCAGGCGCAGCAAGGAGGGCTTCTACGACGATACGCCTTAGGTCGCCGCACACCATTCCAAGCTCTCGATCAGAAGGATCCTTTTCAAATAACAAGTGCGCACGGGCGAGCTTTGAAATCGTTGTCCTAGCAAAGCTGGGAAGCAGTCCAGCATCATCTCTGAACAGGACGTGCAAAGCGGCTACACCCAAACGAACTGGATAGGACTGCTTCGAGTCGAGTAGGCGCTGGATTGCATTGCGGACTAACTCCGGCCAAAGTTTGTAAATTTTTTTTAGCGGTTCTGGCTTTGAGATCGGCTCATCTATAGCAAGCTGTGCTTGAGGAAGCCGGGCAAGAGCTATCAGTGCCGGTACAGCGCTCTCTACCTTCGCTGGTGCCACCGTCCCTGGGTACGCAAGGACGATATCCGCGGCGACCTCGATAGCATCGTGCTTTGCAAGGCAGTCGAATGCCGTTTCGGAAAGGCGAGCCTTGTCTGCACTGACTAGACGTAGAATCGAAAGTGCTTGCTCCTTAAAATTCATTTTGTCGGAGGTGGCAAGCTCGAAGAAGTACTCAATAATCGGAGCGATGAAGACTTCCGGAGCGAGCTTAGCTGTCTCGACGATGCGGGTCTTCACCTCATCCGATGAGCAGGCATCAAGTGTGTCGAGGTCGTCGAGAAGAGAGCAACAGGCAGCGCTCTGCCCCACTCGGAGAGCAGCCCTCTGCGCAACCCTCCCTTGATGGGCCTTTGCAGCTTGGGCTTGAGCTTTCTTTTGGGCCTCCCTTTGTCTTTCTAGAGCCCGATCTCGCTCATCAACTAGCGCCAGCAAACTGGGCATTCGAACGGCCACGCGCTTATCGCAATGAGCGCAATTCCGGTCATAGAAATCAACAGCAATGGGTTCGAGAAACCAACCTGCCATTCCAGATGCTGGCGCGTGGTCACAGTGCACGCCAAGCATTCCGAGCGGAAGCCCGGTTACTTGCGCAATCAAACCGACCCCGCCGCGGTTGACGACACGAGCGTGGGAGCAGTAGTTGTGCACAAGCTTCAGAACTTCATTGTTGCGAAGGCCTGTTCGGATCGCTTCTTCGTACTCGTCTTCGTTCATGTTCAGACGTATCCCACCTTGGGTGGATGTGTATAGGCAAGTAAATCTGCCACTGCCGCTATCAATAATGCTGGATTTCTCCGTGCAGTGTTAGTGGGACAGAATGGGCAGCGTGCGCCTGTAGTGGGGATGGCAAATTGGCTCAGAGACTGTGCACCAAGGGTGCCAGGTTAATAAACCTAGCTAACAACATTATATGTTGCGTGCTGACGGCTCTCTTTTTCATGTGGTCGAGCCTATTGTTCAAGGCCCTTGAGGATTTCCCACCAAGTCCAAGTTAATTTTTCCTAGGTTTTTTAGGCGCCTCAAAAACCCCAAAATCGAGCCTAGGTAAACGACCGCTTTTGGCCGAAAGCAGACGGCCAAATAACCAGCTTCTTGGCGTCGTTGTCACGGGACAGGTCCACAGATACTTTTAGCATTCACTCAATGCAAATCCGAAGTCGTCACTGGACACTTGAGCGGCTTCGTTGAGCCGCTGGCGCAGCGCAGCCGTTAGCTGCCTCTCTACTTCCCATGGATCAGATAGAGCAGCGAGCTGTGGCGCCAATTGAGGCGACAGGCTCATCAGTGAATGATTGAGCGATCGCGCTGTTTCAAAGGCGGCTTTCTGCACAAAGCTGATTTCCACCAGTTCCCCCTGAGCCTTGCGAAACTCCATCTCGGCCATCCTCGCCAGGTAGTGCTCGCGATGCGCACGTGCTTTCTGAAAGTCCGGGGACTGCCCTTGCGCGGATTCAACGGGCGGCGGCGCAGCCATGTTAGTCGGTTCGGATTGGGCTGAGACTTGGCTGTACACATCACGCTGAAGCCGCTCCTGTTGGTGGCGGGCAGCGACGGCAGCCTTGCTTGGGTCAGCGGTATCGCGGATCAATGCTTCGGTGGCCAGCACGTCGACCTGCTTGCCGTTGGGCGACAGTACCAGTCGGCCGTTCTCTTTCAGCCAGGTGATGTAACTCGGTGACCGACCAATGTGCGCCGCGAAGGCGCTCTTCGACAGGTATGTGGCTGTGCTCATAAGCCCTCCTTTTCAGCGGCTTTTCAATGATTCCTTTCAAGATTTCAGTGGATTGAAATTTCAGTAAGCTGGCGAGCCTCCAACTAACACGATCCCGCGGGTTTCCGACCCCGTGTCCTTTGAAAGTCCTCAGGGTCCCCGGCGAGTTCTGGCTGATTCCGATCGCGACGAGGGCGTTGCGCCAAGAGCGGTGCACGGAGATCCGCCGGCTTTGGTTTCTGGCGGGAGTTGGTGATTTATCTTTGCTTCGCGGTAGATCTGCGCGGACCGAACCAACGATCACGTACCTGGTCAGCTTCATCCAGAAGCTGCGCGAGTTCATCTTCGCTGATGACTCCATTCCTTTGCAGAGCTCGGCAGTAGCCAATAGCGCCTCTGAACAGCGTCTCAAGATCACGCTCGTCTACGGCTTCAGCAAAAAGGTCAAAATTGGATCGCGCTTTAGCCAGTGCGACTGATTTGATAATGGGCATCGTTGAGGGCTCTAGATCGGGCTTTTGAACAGGCCCCGAACCGATTATTGGTACAACGCCTGTCCTTACCCTATATCAATCTTGACCACTCAAACAGTGATTGAGTCCCCATATTTCAAAAACCTATACATCTGCCGATGGTTATTTCCCTTCCTACAAAACACTAGTGTTTGCAAAGACGGACATCCCTGCGAAGGTTTCAGCTAGAGAGAATCCGCGAGTTCGATAACCCGTGTAGGGGGGCGGCCCTCAGGGAGGACCCGTAAAAATCGGCGCCCTACCCGGCCTGCCCGGCTCATGCCTTCGGCTCGGCCTCGCTAAGGTCCAGCCGCTTGGCCACCCAGCGTTCGTACAAGCCGATGGCGACATCCGCGCCGGCCATCGCGGTCAGGCAACCCAGGGCGCCCGCCGTCCAGATCGACAGGCCCGCGCCGAACAGCAACATCATTGCTGACACGCCGCAGACGATGCAGGCGCCGGACCGAAGTGCGAGGCGGCGCAGTAACGCCCAGCCCCGTGCTCCGTCCTTGTCAGCGCGCCACATTTCGCCGGACACGCCGCCAACCAGGGATAGGGCAATCACCAACCAGATCGGCATCTCTGCCAGTGCCTGTTGCTCGTTCGTCACTGCCCTGCCCCTTAAACAAAAAGACCCGGCGCATTGGCCGGGTCAGGTGGTGGGTGGCCTGCCGCGCTTTGCGGTCGCACCCATCGAAGATGGCCCCTTTTTACAGGTCGATTCTGGTGGCAGCAAGACCGTTTTAATGCCATCCGGTGAATGTGTGGCTTACGTCCGGTGAACGGCTGGCGAATGTCGGTGAATATCTCAACCCGGCTGGCTTTTGCTTTCTGGCGTCCCATGCGTCCCACCTCTCTAAAACAAGGTGGGACGTCTGAAAGCCCCGCAGGTCGGGGCTTTGCCCCACCGTCCTACTTTTCTTTCTCTTTTCTCGTGTATAGAGAGAAATTTAAAAAGCACGCGTGCGCGTAAACGCGCGTACCTGTACCCGCTACGCACACACGGGCGGGAGGCATGAAAAAGGTGGGACGGTGGGACAGCCCAACAACGACGCGGCCTGCGCCCGTCTCACCACTGTAAAAAGCAGTGGGACGGAGGCAGGCCGGTGGGACGGCGTGAGCCAGAGGGATGCCCACGATCAAGCCGCTTCCCCCAGGAGGAAGTGCTCGACCACGATGTGAGCGTCATGCAGGCGCTGGTAGTAGAGGTTGCGTGTGCAGCCACTCTCAGCCAGACGCGCAGTCAAAGGCGCATCAGGCTGGAAGTAATGCACCTGGACCACCGACATCAACTCAGGATCGAGGCGTTTCTTGACGATGCGCTCGATGTCCAGCGAGGCTTCCAGCGGCACCCTGCTCCCGCGCCTGCCGCGCACGAGCTGGCCACCGCTCTCCATCATCATGGCGACCATATTGCCGCCCGAATAACCGGCGGCGACCTCGTCGCTGTGCAGCTCCTGCGCCCATTGCTTGAGAGCCATATCGATCGCTTTAATCATCGAAGCATGGCTCCTCAAACGCGGGTTGTTCCAGCTCAGGCGCCCTGCCCCAACCCTCAGGCTTCTTGTACGCCCAAGGCCGCTGGCCGCTCTTGCTCAACGCGCCCAAACGGAACCGTCGCCATCCCAGTCGATGGAGGATCGCTCCCACGCGCATCTGCTCCGGTTTACCCCAATGACCGGGATCGAGCTTGAGCGCCTGACTCATCACCTCACTGCCGGTGGTGGTCTCGCCGATCTGCGACTCTTCGAGCCAGGTCAGGATGGGCGTTTCCCATTCGTCCACCACAAAGCGTTCGTCCTGCTCCTCGCTGAACATCGGCGCTTCCTCTCGCGTGACCCACCAGAGATCGCCGGCCTCAAAACAGAACATTGCTTCGGCCCACAGCTGGTCGCGGATCTCGCGCAGCAACGCCACATCGACCTTGGTACAGGCCACCGGCCAATAGCGACGGTTGCCGGTGGCGTCCTTAAGGTACTCGTCCTGGTTGGTGGTACCGACGAACACACACTGGCGTGGCACGTCCAGGGTTCTGCGGCCATAGCTTTCGCGGTAGGTGTCGGTCGACGCGGAGAAGAACTGCTTGGCCTTGGTGCTCTCGGCCTTGTTGAAGCTGTCCAGCTCGCCCAGCTCGACGATCCACTTGCCACGTATCGCCTGAAAGCCGTCCTTGTCGCCAAGGGCAAACGGCGTGTCCATGAACCACTCACCGCCGAGCACGCTCATGGCGGTCGACTTACCGGCGCCTTGTACACCTTCGAGGATCATCACCGAGTCAGCCTTGCAGCCGGGTTTCATCACCCGCGCCACGGCCGAGATCATCCAGCGCTTGCCGACCTTGGAGGTGTAGTCGGTTGCTTTCACCCCCATGACATCGGTCAACCAACGCTCCAGGCGCGGCACGCGATCCCATTCGAGTTTTTTCAGGTACTCACGCACTGGGTGAAACGCGTGGTCGTGGGCCACGACGCTGACCGCTTCGATCACGTGCGAGGATTTCACACGCAGGTTGTACTGCTGCGCGAGCCACTTCATGACGCGCACGTCGTCGATGTCGGCCCACTCCCCGGTGCCACCGCCATAAGGCGCCGCACGCAGCTTGACGATCTTCGAGCTGAAAGCGCAGTAGCTGATCACCCCGGCCCAGCGCTCGTCGTGAGCGAGGATCAGTTCGACGTTCTGCATGTGCGCGATCAAGGCGCCGCTTTCACTGCGGGCCAGTTGATCTTTCCAGCCACCGGCGGCCGGCGGGCGGACCACGGCCAGCACCTGACGGCGAACCGCGTCGAGGCCTTCAGCGACGTGCAGGTCGTTGAAGTCGGTCCACTTGTCATGACGCTCGACAGAGAAGATCGGCGCAACGACCTGGGCACCGACGATCAACGCAGCATTGCTCGCTTTCTCCTCGCCAGGGTTCCAGGCATCGCCGTTGGGCTTGGTGGTCTTCCAGTCGTCATCGCGGCAGATGATCAGCGGGCAGCCGGCAAAGCGCTCACGCATGACCTTGCACACGGCCAACAGGTTGCCCGCATCGAAGGCCACGGCCACGGCGAGCGACGTCGCCATGTGCAGGCTGGCGCCGGTGGCGTAGCCCTCACAGACCAGCACCGGTTCGCCCGGTACCGGATGCGGGCCGAGCAGGTGGAAGGTGCCCTCCTTCGCCATGCCGTAGGGCCAATAGGATTTGTCTCGGCCGGTGTCTTCTTGCTTGTTCGGGAAGATCACCTGAAGGCCCATGATCTGATCACGGGCGTTCTTCATTGGGACCAACACGGCGCCGGTGCGTGGCGCGTAACGCACATTGATACCAGCGATCTGCTTGCGGTCCAGGTAGTCGCTGCGCCCGGTGGTCGGCATGCGCTCGAACAAACCCTGCGCCCTTTTCGCGGCCCGCCGCGCAGCGTTGTTCGCGATTTCGGCGGCGCGGCGTTTGGCTTCTTCCTGGCGGGCGCGCATCACTTCGCGCTCTTCCGGCGACATGCGACCGGCCTTGACCTTGATCTTCTGTGTCTCGCCCGAACGCCAGTCACCGAAAGCGCCGAAGATCAGCGTGTCGCCCTTCTCCGTGCGCTGCTCGTGGACCACGTACCAGCCGTTCTTTTCCTTGCCCTTGTCCTGCGCTGTCTTGCAGCGGGTCAGCTTGCCGAACACCAGCGGC